ATCCTTCTTGAATGGTAGTCGCTTGACCATAACCAGCCTGTCCCCAGGTTAGTCGGCCCCATCCTTCTGAAACGTCGGGCACTATGACCCTCCTATGCTATTCGAACGATAGCTGTAGTAGCTGCTGCAGCAGGAAATTGAATTGTGAAAGTTCCAGAAGAAACAGACTTGTCTCCTCCGAAAGCTACAGAACAAACTGCTTTATTAGATGCATTAGAATTATAAATTAAACATGCGTTAGCAGTAAATGTTGAAGAGGTCCAAGAAATATCCCCAAAGTCGCATACTGCTGTAGCTGAATCTAACACAGGTGTTACACTTGTTAAAGTTTTTCCACCAGCTGTATAACCAGTTCCAGTTATTTCTTCAGAAGTAGCGTAAGCTGTTGTGCTTGCACCTAAAGTTGCATCTGAATCATATAGAGCTAATTTAAAAGTATTTCCAGTCGAAGCGGTAAAATTGTGTGTTGCTACTAATATCTCTTGTTTGAAAGAGTTACAAATTGCTGATGTATTAGCCATAAAATTTTCTCCTCATTATGGAGACGGTGAGTTGACTTTTATTCTAACTGTTCCGTCAGTATAATCATCTCGTCTTCGTCTTCCAAGTTGCATTCCTGCGAACTGTTGTATAGCATTTTTATACTTTTGTTCGTATAAAGTCAACATATCCATTGGACCTTTTAAAAATCCATAAGCTTCCACTAGGCAGGCATATAGTAGCCCTTGTGGGAAATAAGTACTTAAATAAGTATTGTTATTATAACCAGTCCCAGATCCAAGACCATTAGGCATTTTGTTATAATAGACCCTAAATTTGTAATTAGCGTCAGGTGTAGGAGCTATATACATCCCTCCCGACGAAGTATCTGTAGTATTGTCAGCACCTCCAAACATAGCATAATATTTAGGAAAAGCTGTTACTGAATTAGTAGTATCTGTAGGAGATTGAATAGTTCCTTCAGGACCATATTTTCTGTCTACAAATTCTGATAAATAAGTTTGGTCTTTTTTCTCTAACCATTTTCCATTACCTTCAGTATTAGCTGTAGATTCAAAGACTTCAATTCCTCTTATAAAAAGACATCCCGCTGGTGCATTAATAGTATTATCGTTTGCAGCTAATGTACCTTCTTGAACAAATCTGTCAGAGTCCATAGGACATTCTTGATAAATTCTAAATTCAGCCGCCATTATAAATCCATCAATAATTGTCTGTGTAAAGATATCAGAACTCACTTCAGTATAATCTCTTATCGCTGTAGTTAATGTGCTATAATCGTATTTTTTAACTCCTGACATTATAAACTCTCTATGTTAAGAGGACTAATAACACAATTAAATCCTCCTCCTGTTGCAGTGCCTGTTGCAGCACTAGGTAATGTTAATGTAAAACTATTATAATCTGTTACCGTTGTGTTAGCATCGTTAACATAACTTGTTCCTACCAAAGAAGCAACTTTAAATGACCCGTAGACCGTGGCTCCGGAATCATGGGCGCTAGCTGTAGATGCAGATGGAGTAAATCCTCTATAAGGAGAAGATGTTCCACGTGTACATCCCGTTAAATTATTACTAGATCTACCAGTATATTCAATAACTTCATTTTCATATAAACCTGTAGTACTGTTTATTTTTTTAATCATAATAAATCCCGATGTTGGAAAATTAGATCCATCAGTTAAAGTTATTGTAGTAGCACTATCAGTAATGTCTCCGTTTAAAGTTGTTTGTATTTGAAACTCATCAACGGTTACTCCACCAACAGCGCTTTTAACAGCAGTGAATCTTAAAACATCATCAACTTCCAATTGTCCATTTGGAAATGAAACTGTTAAAGTTGTAGTTCCTGCAGTTGTAAAAGGATTATCTGGTAGAAAATCTTGTGTTCCAAATTCTGTTCTAGCTGGTCTTGCTCTTTGTAAAGCTTGTGGATCAGCACTTGTAGGCTTTGGATCTAATTGTGGAGACTTAGGTTCGTATTCTGAAATATGGACCCATGCTCCATTCCATTCTCTAACCATTTCATTATATGGAAAAGCCATACCTGATCTATCAGATATTGCTAAAGCATATTTACCTTGTGAAAATGTTGTCATTAACCAATCCCCGGATAGTAAATTTTAGGCGAAATATAAGTAGAGTTAGAAGAACCATCTTCATCTTCTGCTCTTAATAATTCATCCTCATATAAAAGTTTTAATTCTTGTACTCTTTGTGGTGCATATTTAACTGCAAGATAATAAGACAATCCTGCAATCATACACGGAACAAATCTGTATGGTACATCTGTTGCATTTGTGTAAGCACCAACGTCATCAATTCTTTTTGTATAATAAAAATTAATATAGTTTCCATCTTGAGCTGCACCTGGAGTTAAATATAAAGTCATTGTAACTTTATCTACAAATCTTTGCACCCAATATTGTGTTGGTAAACCTTTGTCTGTTTTATTTGAAAATCCTTGATACTGTGATCTACTAATTTTTGTCATAGGTGTATCAACTGAAGTTGACTTAACTCTATAGTCTGCTTCTTGAATATCTGTCATACCAACTGGAAACTGTAATACAGCATCAGAAGTGCTATGAGTAGCTGCTGTGCTACCATTAATTCCTCTAGTACATCCAGTTAAATTTAAACTAGAAATTCCTGTATATGAAATTTGTTCTGTTCCAATAGTTATTACACCACCTGTTGTTGGCATACCTGTGACTGAAGCTACTCCAATTGTAGCAACAGTTGCATTTATTCCTGCAGATAATGTAGTTGAAATTCCACTTGACGTACCATCAGATGGTGAACGATAAAAAGTGTAGACAGCTTGACCATCTACTAATGCAATGTTTTGATTTTTTACTTCCCAAAATTGAAGTCCTCTATTACCCCACTCAGAAAATAAAATATTTAATGATCTTTTGGCAGTTTTAAGTTGATAGCCAGACACACCTTGCATACCGATACGCTCGTATGCATCTTCTATAATTTCGTCAATGCTTAGGTTTTTGTCAAAAACATAAGAGCCAGAAGTCGTGTTAGCCATCTAACCTCCTACCCGTCGTACTGTATAGACAATCCTACTACTGCAGTTCCATCGTAAGCGAAATAAGCTCCATCTTCACATAGAATTCCATCATCAGGAATATATGGTTCAATTGCTTCACCACTATCTATATCTAAAATGAATCTATTTGGACCAGTTGTTGCTGAACTGTTTTTAATAAAAACATGTCCGGCTCCGCCTCCAGCTACGCCAGTCATTCCTCTTACTCTAGTTCTGCCGGCAAAGATAGTTCCAGTTGTTGCTCCACTTTTAATTCCAGCAGAAATGTCAGTTGTGATAGATCCACTAGCTGTAATGCTAGTAATTTCTGACCAAGTTCCTGAAACAGTGACTGTAGTGGTATTAGGTCCAGTAACAGTTCCTTCTGTTTGAGCATCACCATTAGCATCTTTTCCAACTACTGCAAAAGTAATTCCTGAATTATTTGCAGAAGAAGTTAAAGTAACTTGTTGAGCGTTAACCCATGGTCCACTATTTAATAAAGATAAAGTAGTGTTTGTTGCGGCAGCAGAAATAGCATCTGTGTCAGTTCCAAATATTACCTGTTTACTTTTTACGTGTGATACGTTTGGCATAATTTTTCTCCATTAATTGCGAGCTCCCGAAGGAGCTCACATTAATTTATTAGTTAGTGTTGTTTACTCTTTGTAACCATTCAATACTTAACACACCGTCTCCAGCAGTTAATGTATCGTCAGTTGCACAAGTAATAACAACAGCTTTGTCCATTTCATAACCACTTGCATCGTCATCAGAAACGTTCAAACAATTTTTCATTTGAGCCGAAGTCTGATCCATGCCAGTTGGGATATGATGAGAAGCAATACCACTAACATCATTATCAGCATCACCTGCAAAGTAATCAAGATCTAAACTATTAGTTAAAGATCCTGAAGTTTGAGCTACGTTAGCACCAATTTGCATGTCAAAACCAGCTGTATCAAAAGCTGTATTAACAATGAATCTAATGTCTGTAATTCTAGACCATGCTGGAATTACAATGTTGTTAGCAAGGTTTTTATCTGTTGTAGTAGATGCTTGAGCTAATGGATATTCATTGAACATAGATCTACATGCCATAGAAATTAATCCTGATTCATCTACACCCATTTTTAACGTTCCAGCAGTTCCTGAACCATCTACAGTTACTGATGTAATAGTTTTCCAAGTTTTAACAGTAGTCACAGCACCAGCATTACCCATAGTAATGTCTTCTGTCTGTGAGTTTCCTAAAACGTCGGTTCCACTAATACTTGCAGTTCTTGCAGAGTCGTTACCGCTTGAAGTTAATGTTACAACTGAAGCCATTTCAAAACCACCATCAGAAGTTATTCCAGGTACGTTTTGAGTAGAGTCTACCAATGTAACATCAGTTGTGCTAGCTCCGTTAGAACCAGTCACAGCTATTTTGTCGTCATCGTCAGCTACTACAAAGTTTGCATAGCTAATCGGAAACGCCATTTTGTTAAGGACAAATGCAGCGTCTCTTACGTTTACGCCAACAGTTTCTCCAGTGTTTACTTGTATCGGTCCTGTTGTAATAGGTCCCGAAAAGTTTGTTTTTGCCATAATAATCCTCCAAGTTTAGATCATACAGTCTCTTGGCCGTCGACTATACGCGTCTGTATGAAATATTAATTATTGTATAGTGTGATTTTTATACAACAGTTTTGAGTAGAGCGCAAGAGAGTATGTAATGCAGATAAGAATTATCCAACGATGTAGCTTTTTATTAAGTAGCTACTGAAACTTGTGGGGCAGCGTCTTCTACTTTTTGTCTCAAAAGTTCTTTTTTAGCTTCTGCCATTTTAATATGGTTAATTACTTCTCTGACCTTATGATCAATTCTAACCATATTGAGAGTATATCTACCCTCGTTAAGATGCTCCTGCTCCCATTCTAATTCCAGACCCCTCTTTTGTTTGTAAAGGTCCTCTAGATGTTGATGCATTTCCATCTATAACCTCCTCATAGGTTATTCTCCTAACTCTTGGATCCATCATTTCTCCAAGATACTCCCACTTTATATCACCTTTTCCCAATCTGTCAACTATTGCGTTTTCGATATCTGATGAGGTTTCTATGCAGTTTATAGTAAAATCTGCATGATATTGATAGGCATTAATTTGTACTCTGAAGTTTTTAGGGTGCATTTTTCCTTTCTATTTTAAGATTGTGGCGGAACTGTGTCCCGCCACAAAAAAGTGTTAAGTATTACGCTCCAGCTGTTCCGAAGATACCTCTAGGGTCAGACACGCCAAAAACGTATCTTTCTCTAGCTTTGTATCTAACGTTGCCAGTATCGAAATCACCTTCCATCTTAGTAGATAGAGGAGTTCTTTCGAAATGTTTCATACCATTTGGCACATCTGTTTTAATGAACCAAGCATCAGTGTCTGTTAAGAAATTGTTAACAGAGTATCCTTGAGGAATCATCCCCATAGATTTGATTGCGTTGATATCATTATCAGCAGTTCCAACTCTACCAGCAGAAGCCATAAGTCTTTCAGCTGTGAATTGTAGTGCAGATGGGATGATCATCTTCATACCCTTAGCAGCGATTTTTAAACCTCTTTCATCAGTAAGCGCAGCAATGTCGATCAATGCTTGCTCTAATGAAGTTTCGTTTAAGTCTGCCGCAGTTGCTAGTTGGTTCGAAAACGTTCCAGCAATTGTTGGGTGTGACGCGTTAAACAAAGTTACACCGTCGCCAGAAGTAAAAGTACCTCCAGTTTGTCCATTGTTTAATGGAGACGCTGCTTTAACTTGTTTTGTTTGAGCCATAGATCTTGCTAAAGCTTTTGTATATCTAGAAGCCAGTCTGTCATACAAGTTGTCTTCAATTGCTTCCTCAGTAATAGCAAACGCTAACGCGATTGTCTCGTTAGTGTATCTAGCTGTGAAAGTTTCTTGAGCGTTATCGTATGTAACACCTGAACCTTCTGGTTTTACTTGTGCTTGAGCGAAACCTGACAACATAACTTCTTCTTCAAAAGCTCTGTCAGATGACTCTGTAGTATAAATCTCAGCGGACTGATTTTCATACTGTTTATATTCCAGGCCGAATAGTGCATTCAAACCTGGCTCTAGTTCTTTAACTAGTTGATTACGTGATATAGCCATAGTATTAAATACCTCCTATTATATCCCTGAGTCGTCCAAGAAGAATGATTCGTTAATAACCACTCTCCATACCACGTTAGCGGATGTTAAGTCTTGGTTATCAGGATCTCTTGAGACGCCGATTATTTTCAGCTGTTTGGAAGCTCCAGCAGCAATATCGCTATCATCTAGCATCGCACCCGAAACGTAGTTCGGACTTGAGCCAGCTGCATATACAATATCAGCTACGCATCCAACATCTGTTTGAGCAGACGCTCCAGTTGCATCACTTCTAATTTCATATTGCTGTAATGGGTTATCATTTACCAGCGCTTTGATATCAGTAGCGGCGTTACTTGCTTGCAAGTAATTTTGGAACGTAGGCTTCGATGTAGTAGCATCAGTGTAGAAAACACCGTTTAGTGAACCAATGATATCTGTAGTTGTTGCGATACCAACGATTACATAACCAGTGGCTGCTTGACAGACAAGATCTTGAAAATAGATAGCGTCTGAAGAAGCTGCAACAGGGTATTCACCTAAACCCATGCTTTCATAACCATTGCCGTACATTTTAATGGGTTTGCATCCAAACCCAGTCGATGACGAGTTAGCCATAGTTGTTTTCTCCTTGTGTGACCTGTCCTTGCGGACCTCCAGTCACGGTTAATTTATTCGCTGGTTTGAATTGTTAAAAATTCGTTAACTTTTCTTCCCACCGAAGGTCGTACGAGATTGTCTATCTATTGAGATAGGCATTCCCTTATGCTGCTCCTTCATAAGATCGTTGTCTATTGCGGTCATTTGATCTTGAGCTTGACTCATAAAATACTCTTGTCTTGACCTTGCGATCTCTTCCGGTACCCTAGTCAGCACTAGGCCTCCGTGCCCGATAACCCCTGCGTATTTGCCGTCGGCGATTGCTGGATAGTCGTCGTTAGGATATTCATCGGCTCTTACTAATTCATAACCAGACCTTAAGCGTCCTTGTATGTTTTTCGTGTCGACGAACCCTAGGATTTCTACCCTGACCCATCTGTGTCTGAATCCTTCTGGCGCGTTGGGCGTATCTAAGTACGATGGTGGAGTCCAAACTTTTGGTCTTGCTTTTGGCTTAACCGTTTTTGCTTGTGTTACAACTTTTGTTGTATCACTTTTCTTAGCTTGACTCGCACGAGTTGGTTTACTTGTATTCATATGCCTATACCTCCTTCGTGTTCATAAGTTGTTTCGCATACTCTTCCAGTGGCACACCTAATTTTTTCGCTATTGCGACCTGAGACGATGTGAGTCTCACAGACTTGCGACCAGTCTTTGTACTACGCGTTGCAGAGGCAACGGTTTGTGTAGGTTTACTAATCGTCTTTTCTACACCTTTATTACCAAATTTGTGGGGGAATTCAAGTCTTATTCTTCTATCCACTTCCTGATAATATTCATCAGATTGGGGATCCATTCCCTCTTCTTCTGTTAATTTACGGTGTAAATCAAATGCTGTGTACGTCATGGCATTGTCCTTGCCAAACCACTCATTTTTTTCTGCCCAGGCTTCCGCTTTCGGATCTCTGGCAGGTTGTTGTTGAATAGGTTGCTGAGTAGGTCTTTGAGCTGCTTCTTTAGCTGCAGTTTCCTGCATCTGGTGTTGAGTTTTTAACTCGGCCAATTTACCTTGTTCATAACCTAATTGTGAGATAGCTGTTAAAGCTTCTACTTCAGCTTTAGAATCTTCGCTTTGTCTAGCTGCAGCAAGTTTTGCTTGTGCTGCTGCAAGTGAAGATGAAATTCTGCCTTCCATTTCTGTAGCATAATTTTTATCTAAAGATACTGCAGTTGCTTCATACTGATCTCTTTCATGTTTTACGCTTTTAGCATAACGCAAAGCTTCTTCTCTTTGCCTTTCTGCTTCACGCATCTTTCTAGTAAGTTTAGCTATTCTTTTCTTAACTCCTTCAGAATATTCTTCAACTTCCTTTTGGTTATCTGGCTGCTTACTACTCCCTTCTTCAGAAGTTTTCTGTACAGCTTCTCCTCCTTCACTCTTCCCCTCTCGAACATCAGACTGCTCACTAGATTTCTCAGATGTGTCAGCGGGCTGATTATCGTATGTAACATTTGCTTCATTTTTTTTCTCCTCTTTCTCGTATGTTTTTGTTTCCTCGTTCTCTTTTTCTGGAAGATCAACACTGGCACCAGGACCAGATGTATCTAAATCGACCATTGGTTCTTTTGACAGGTTGTCTTCTTTTTTTTCTGCTTCTGGCATAGTTTCTCCTTATCTATGTTAAAATTCGTGGAATATATCTTCAGGGTTTTCCACGGTCGCTAAAACTTCATCATCATTAAGAAGTCTTATCTCACCCCCATCTATTTTAATTCGTGACCCGGCATATCTTGCAAAGATAATCCAATCACCCTTCTTGCACCAGGGACCTTCTGGATATCTTTCTTTATCATAGCAATGTGGTCCCATATCCAATATTAAACCGCAAGTCGATGCTACTTGTGATCTTTCTACTGTTTCGTCTGCTAATAATATTCCGCCTTTAGTTTTTTCCTTTTGTTTAAAAGGAAAAACTAAAATTCTCCAACCTGTTGGTTTAGGTAATTTTGCTGATTCTGCTTTTAAATCTTGTTGTTTTTGTTTAGTTGTTTTAACGCCAACTAATTCTTTATTTGGTAACTCAATCTTTGGATTTTGAGTTGATGTTGATAACGGTTCCACTTTTGTCATTTTGCTCCTTTTTTTGTAGCAGGCTGGATATTTCCTGACTTAAATATTGATACGTTCGTATCTGACCTAACATATACTGATATTTCTCCATATTGTCAACACCACCAGACGCCATCGCAGATACCACATCATCATGTCTCATTTTTATAATTCTTTTTATTTTGTCTATAAAAGTTAATTCATCCATTATTTTTTTCTCCTTTTTGTTTTCTTTACTGGTTTGCTCCCGTATTTTTTAGTCCACTTTCTTGCTATAGCTGGTTCCTTTTTCCATAAGTATCTTCTTTGTTTTTCTGATTTAAATGGCATTACAGTTCCGCCCTTGGTATATTAAAAGATTTTAATTCTTCTAATTTTTCTTTAGCATCTACTATAATTTGTAACTGTTTGTCAATTTCATCTAAGTGTTGAGGATGTTCCCCAATACCTACAGGATTTTCCAAATAGATCTTAATTGTAGCGTCTGCTTCAGATATCTTAGCTTTATATCTTTTTTCTAATGCTGTTAATAATGCCTGTCTCATAATTCATAGCGTGCTTATCCTCTTCTCATTTTTTTAAAGGTTTGAGCAAGTCTTGCACGTTGTCCTAACTTACCACCCTTTTTAGCAGCAGCATTTAATTTAGCCGCTGGAATTTTTTTGCCTTTTTTAATACCTAAAGACTTTCTTAAAGCTCCCGGTTTCTTAACAGCTTTTTGAATCCAATTTTTAGCCATTAATCAATTTTATAGCACTTACATTTTCTTTTGAAGAAACCACCTTTTCTTCTAAGGCATGTAGCACATTTAATACCCAAGACTCTGTCTCGAATTCTTGAAAACATTATTATTTATTAATTTTGCCAGACTTCTTAGCTTTGCTTCCCCATCTTCCATAAGATTCGTCAGCAGAAGCTCTAAGTTGTTTCTTAGTTCTTTTCTTACGAATTCTCATAGCGATCGATTCATCTTTTCTATCTTTGTAGCCTTGTTTCTTTTTACCTACACGACCACCTT